TCCGGTCGGCGAGCGTCAGCGTCGCCTGTCCCTGCAGCTCCGACCAGACGACCGACTCGACCCGGAACCGGCCGAGCTGGACACGCTCGACGGTGCCGTCGGCGTAGCGGATGCCGCGCTCGACGACGGCGTAGCCGCCGAACGGCAGCTCCCGGATCGTGTCGGCCGCGAGCTGCTGGTCGAGCGAGAACGCCACCTCGAGGCTGCCCTGCCGGCGCACCCGCGCGTCACGGTCGATCTTGACGCTGCCGCCGACGACCGGCGCCTCGACCGGCGTCGCCGGGTCGGAGGGGCGATAGAGGTAGGCGGCGACCGAGATCGAGTGCGACTCGCGCAGCGCCGCCAGGAATCGGGGCGTGACGGTCAGCATCTAGACGTCGTCGGGGAGCCACGGCACGACCGGGCTCGCCTCCGGGGTGGCCGGGTAGGTGTAGGCGAGCGCGTCATAGGTGCCGACCGCGGCGTGCAACGCTGCGTAGGTCGCCCATGTCGCCTTCACGTTCGCGTACGTGTTCGGCGGCGCCGGCACATACAGGGCCGGATCCGGGCGTTCGACCTGGACGCAGGCGGCGCGCAGCCGCCGCTCGGGCGCGGTGCCGACCGTCAGCAGCCGCTCCTCGACGAACCCCGTCAGGCCGAGGTACATGTTCCCGATCCCCTGCTCGGGGCTGGTGCGGAGCAGGAACGGATACCCGGAGCCCCACAGGGCGCGGACGGCGTCGCGCTGCTCGAGCGTGTCGGTCAGCACCGCGAGCTCCGCCGACGGTGTCCACGCCGGCAGCGACGTCATCACCGGCGCCCGCCGGTTCAGCACCCGGTGCACGCCGGTCGCGGCGTCGAAGTCGAGCTCCTGCATCCGCTCGATCACGACCGGCAGGCTGTTCGTGGGGCGGGCGAGGTCGACCAGCCACGCCTCGCACTGGTCGTAGTCGATCCGGAACGTGACGGTCGCGGTGTCGACGACGGCGCCGCCGTCGACGATCGTGACGGTGTAGGTGACGTCGGTGTCGAGCGGCAGCTCGTAGTCGCGGACGAGCGCGCGTGTGCCCGACACAGGCGCGGCGACGGCGCCGCGGACACCGGTCGTCGCGCCCGACGGGCTCGTCCGTTCGATCGTGTAGGTGTCGGCGCCGGCGGGGATCGCGACCACGTCGAGGCGCGCGGCGAGCCGGGCCGCCTCGAGCGTCGCGGTCAGCGACACCGCCACGGTCAGACCGCTCCGGCGAGCAGCGTCTGCGCGACCCGGTTCTGCTCCGTCCTGACCTCGTAGCGGACGAGGCCGCGCAGCTCCTGGTCGCCGATGAAGACGCGCACCTCGGGCCGCTGCTCCGCCACGATCTGCCTGAGCAGCCCCTCCGGCGCGACGATCTCGCGGCCGGCCCCTTCGCCGACCATCGCCAGCGTCGGCCGGTCGACGACAGCCCCCTTCGCGAGCAGCGGGATGTTCGGGAGATCCATGCCGCCCCATCCGAAATCGATGTCGGGAATCGGGCCGGGAATCTTGATGTGAATGTGGAACCCCGGAATCCGCAGCCCGTTCCACAGCCCGATGACGGCGTTGAGGGCGGTCTTGAAGATCGTCTTCAGCGCGGCGGCGGCGCCGGTGAGGGCGCCCTTGATCCCCTCGAGCAGCTTCGTCCCGAGCGTCGCGCCGGCGGTGAGGATCGTGTCGAGGAAGTCCTTCGACCACGTCCACGCCCCCGTCAGCCTGGTCTTGACGTCCTCGACGACGCCGGCCATCCCGCCGAGCAGCCCGGACACGATGTTGCGGCCTAGCGCGGCCGCGCGCGTGCCGATTCCGGCGAGGAAGTCGGCGGCCCACGACGTAGCGTTGTGGATCAGGTTCGAGACCGCGCCGGCGAGCCCGGCGAGGCCGGCCTTGACGCCCTCGAGGAGCGCCTCGCCGATCTTCGTCGCCAGCCCGAGCATCACCTTCGGCTGCGTCGTCAGGATCGTCTTGATCCCGTCGATCGCGGCCGACACGATCTGCTTCACGTCCTTCCACGCCTGCGACCAGTCGCCGTGGATCAGGTCGACGATCAGCTTCAGCGCGCCGCTGATGATCTTCGCCGCGTCCTTCACGATCGTCGCGACGGCGTTGACGATCGGGCCGATCGTGCCCCAGTTGTCGCGGATCACCCCGACGACGGTGACGACGAGCTGGCCGAGGTTCACGAACACCGGCTGGATCTGCGTCCACATGTCCTTGATCGCCCGGCTGATCTCCGGCCAGTGGTCGCGCAGCCACGCGATCACGTCCTGCAGCACCGGGATCATCTTCCCGACCAGCATCCCCGCGAAGTTGTTGAACGTCTGCTTCGCGATGTTGATCTGACCCGGCAGCGTCTTCCCCGCCGCCTCCGCCGACCCGCCGAATTCCTTCTGCAGCTCCTGCAGGATCACCTTCTGCGCCTCGGCGGTCTTGCCGTGCTCCTGCAACGCCGCGATCGATTTCTTCTGCTGCTCGGTGAACGTCACACCGACCTTCGACAGCTTGGACACGCCCTTGATCGGGTCGTTCAGCGCCTTCCCGAGCTGCATCGCCGCTGTCTTCGGATCCTGCCCCATCGCGGTCGCCATGTCGGCCATGATCGACGTGGTCTGGTCGAAGATGTCGTTGCCCTTGCCGGCCTCGTTGCGGATGTTCGTGAACGTCAGCAGCAGGTTCTCGCCCGACTGGATCGCCTCGTCGTCGATGCCGCTCTTCTTCATGATCGCGCCCGCGAGGTCGGACACGTGGTCGGCGCTGACGTTCGCTGCTTCCCCGGTCGACTTCAGCACCGCGTTCGTCTGCGCGCCGATCTTCGCCGCCTCGCCGTACTCGTCGATCCCGATCTTCAGCGTCGCGACGAGCGCGCCGACGCCGGCGGCGCCGGCGGCGATCGCGCCGCCCTTCGCGAGCGACCTCAGTTTCGACCCGAACCCCGACGTCGACTTCTGCGCCTGGCTGATGCCCTTCTGCAGCTCGCGCGTGTTCGCGAGGAAATCGACGACGACGACGGGGTTCGCCACCTAGCCCCGTCCCTTCCGGGCCGCGCGCGCGGCGCGGCGCTGCGCCCGCTGCTCGCGGACGGCATAGTCGAACATCGCGCCGTGCTCCTCGACGGTGAGCTGCTCGACCTGGCGCGGCGTCATCCCCCAGAAGCGGCAGAAGTTCACGAGCTGCTCGAGCGCTCGCCGCTCGTAGGGTCGGCATCACCGCCGAGCTCGATCACGACGTCGCGCATCTGCTCCAGCCGGATGTCGTGTCCGGCGCGGCGCAGCGTCAGCCACGCGGTGATCGTGAACTTCTCGTCCGACTCGTCGTCGGCGACGATCTGCGAGTACGACCTGCCGGTCTGGTCGCGGATCATGTCGAGCTCGCGCGGCGTGAACTGCGGCGAGTAGTCCTTCGTGATCTTCACCACGGCCGGAAGCTGCGCCTGCGCCTGCGGCGGGTGGATCTCGGTCACGGTCTCGGCCATCTGAACCTCCGGATCGTCTGTCTGGTCTCGGTCTCCGCCTCGCGCGCGTACAGGCCCTCGTCGGAGCGGGCGGCGGGCCACAGGTAGCGGCCCTCGGGGATGTAGGGGCGGCCGCGGGTGCCGCCGAACTCGATCCAGCCCTCGTACGGGATCCGTCTCCCGATGCCGGCCCGCTGCCGCTTCCCTTTCCGCTGCGCGACGAACACCGACGCGGCGAGCCGGCCCGACCTGCGCGGGACGCGGGCGCGGGTGAGGTCGGCGGTATGTTCGGCCGCCATCCGGCCCGCGGCGGCCGCCCCGGCCATGATCCCGTCCGCGAGCCGCGGCAGCGACGCCTCGAGCTCGTCGACGCCGCGCACCTCGACCGAGAACGCGTCAGCCACCGGCCCGCGCGAGGTCGTCGTCGATCAGCCGCTGCACGAGCTCGGCTTTCAGCCCCGACGTCTGCAGGCCACGCGATGCGAGCTCGGCCTGCAGATCCACGACCGTCCAGTCGCCGTAGCTTGTGCCCTCACCGGTCGGCGCCGCGGCGAGGGCTACGGCCCCGGGGTCGTGCTCTTCTCCGGCTCGCCGACGATCGACCATTCCAGCTCGACGCTCGAGGTGTCGCCGGCGTCGCCGTTGATCGGCGCATAGGGCTGCGGGATCACCTCGCCCGACCAGGCCGGGTTGGTCGCGCTGACGGGCTGGTCGCGGTAGCCGACGACCTCGAAGAACGCGTTCTCGCCGGAGTCGAGGATCGCCGACAGCACCTCTTCGGTCGCGCCGGGGTCGAACGACTGGAACAGCGTCGCGACGAGCGACCATTTCACCTGGCCGGGGTAGTCGCGGGAGCCGCAGAACGTGTCGACGGTCGTGACCGACACGTCCGGTGAGATCTCGACGTGGTTCGCGACGCACGCCAGCTCGGTCAGCGTGTCGCCGGGTGCGGGCCCGAGCTTCAGCGACGCGTTCGTGAGGATCAGCGGCATCGGCTCGGCGGGCGTGGTAGCCATTCGCGCTCCTTTCAGACGGTGACCGGCACCCGGTAGCCGACCCGGGCGCCGAGATAGTTGATCCCCTCGTGGGTGACGCCGCGCGGCGCCTGCACCGTCGCGACCGGCCACGCGTAGCTGGTGTCTGCCTGCAGGCGGTGGATCGTGTACGCGACGAGCTCTTCCAGCTTCTGGATCCCCGGCTCGGGCTCGACCCGGCCGGCGTAGCAGACGATCACGAGCCGCGCCTCCCACAGGCACGGCCCCATCGCGACGCGGCCGTTCGACCCGGCCTGCAGCCACGGGTCTTCCCAGCCGAGCATCAGCACCGGCGGGTCGATCGCGTCGACGATCTCCGGGAGCACCATCGGGTCGGTGTCGTCGGCGGGTGCGAGCGCTGCCGCGGCACGCGCCCGCACCTCGCCGAGCGGCAGCACGCCGTTCCCGGTCACGCGATGCCCCA